GCTTCCCATTGTGTCCATGGATCATCTGCCTTTGCTACTGGGACATACTGTTCTGTGGTCTCTTTCATCTTTGCCTTGACTTCTGCAATCGATGTTACAACTGCTTGCTTTGCAGCGACTTTTGCCATTTCTTCTCGGCTAGGACGCTTTCCCTTTGTCGCATAGCCAGCCGAAGCGAGAGCACGACCAATCGCAGACGTTTCACAATTTTCGAGAGCTGAAGTAGCGTTGACTCCACGCCCCTGTACCGTTTCTTCCGCGAGCCCAGAACTCCAAGGGTGTTGATCAGCCTCAGTTCTGTATATGTAAGCCTGTACGATAAAACGTGTAGCACTTGCTTCAATAAGTTTTGTTTCAATCCGACCATCTGGGTGATCCTTCCAATACTTGATAAGGCGTTCTTCAACTGTCTCATAATCATCTAAATTAAACATATAAATCGTTCTCCTCAGTATGCAATTGACCTGCTATAGCAACGTACGCAGTGAGGTCGATGTAAGTGTCTGACTTTGCAGTCTCCATGCTTCTTGCGATTTTGACCAATGCCATACACATCGCCACTTGATAATCTGTAACTGGCATTTCGAGGTATGCGCTCCAGAGTGAGGCTGTGCGCTGCATATTGTCGCTAGGGTGACCGTAATCAAGTCCTCGGTCTTGGATAGTAGCTCGCGCTTCGTTGAGATAGTCTCTAGCATTCATCGACCCACCTGCTGTAGCTGACGCTGTGACTTGCGTAGAGCAATACGCCCTGCAATCTTGCCGTGTTCGTGTCCTTTTGAGTAGCCAATGAGATAGCCAGTAAATATGCCGACCAATCCCATCAGGATAAGTGCATGATCTGTATTCATGTGAGCCCTTCTGTAATCCATACTTTGGATACAGTAGAAATATTACATCAGGTGTAGCTGACAGAAGCCAAACTTGTATAACGAAACGGTAACGATTTCATCAACTGTCTCGTCACCAAAATCAGGTCTAGCGAACCCTTCCATAGACCTTGCCTTGATAAACGAACGAACCGTCTTTAGGGTCAATCGGGATAAGCTCAGGAGTAAATCGCTTGCCAATCAAAGTGCCTACAACGAAGCCCATCTGCCAATTGGCATAACCTCTCGTATAGCCCATACCAGGGCTTGACAGGTCAACCAGGTTGCCAACCTCAACACCCCATACAATGCGCCCGTATCGGCCTCCAGAGGCTTCTGAATGGGCACTGAGACCCAGTCTGTGCGTGTGACCTGACACAATTGACTTGCCCATACGCATTGCGCCATTTAAGGCGGTCTGACCTGGCTTGTTTGATAGTGGGAAAGCATCGCCGTGGCATGTGTGCCAACCAGGAGCAAAGTCAAAGCCGTTGGGGTGGTAGCGGATGCCAGCCTTGTCGTAACCCATGAACTTGTCATAGCGCAATTCAGGCAGATTCATAAATGCTGGCAGTCTGCGAGATAGTGACTTATAGACTCTCGCTCCATGGTTAGAGCCAACTACATCAGTAACGCCAAGGTATTCAAGAATCTCTAAAGTTAGTTTACGATCTTCATCTATATTGCCCTCGACCTCTTGCCACGGTTGGGCAAAGCCTCCGAGCTGCGGAAGGTCAATCTCATCACCTATGCAGATAGTTTGGTGAGGCTTGTAGTCTCTAAGAAACTTTCCTAGATTCTTGACTGCTTCTTCATGAAAGAAAGGGGCTTGTATATCTGAAATCCAGGCAATTCTCTTGACTGTCATTAGTCCTCGTCATCGTCCTCGTAGGGATTACCCGATATTTTCTCGATGGGCTTGACTGGCAGAATCCAGTCAGGATAAGACTCACGATCTAATAGAAGCCAGAAAGCCATATCAGTAGAGAAGCCAGCCTTGCGCAGACTGGTGTAATAAACGTGCAGAGCAATGCAATATTGGTCTAGAGCTGAGTAAGCGTCTAGGTCAATGACCTTCTTAGTTCTTGCCATGAGATAAGTGTTACTTACCTAACATCTCAATTATTGTATCGACACGCACTTCAAGGCGATTGACCTGATCTTTAATGCTTGAGCCACCGTTAGGCTTTAGCTCTGTCAGGTAATGCTTGATCATGAACTGCGTATATGAAGCAACACCACCAAGCACAGTGACAACACCCACAGCCCAAGCAGCATAATCTACCGCGCTCATTTTTTAGGAGTGGCGTATCCAAAGACACCTGCGACAAGTGAGCCAAGGATTGCTCGGTAGTCCAGAGCAAAGTTGGAGGTAGTGCCCCATACTGCTAGGAACGCTCCTACTGACATTACATAAGGGTTCTTCATATTCATGCTGTTCCGCCTATCATGGGTACATTAAAGAACGAGCCATCTGCATCGCCCTTCTTAGTGAAAGAAATATGGCAATGATGGTCGTGCGGATTGCTTCCAGTATATTTTCTCCAGCGAAAGCCCATGCGAGACGATGCGATGCGACCGTTGAAGATGACATAAGCGATGCGCTTATCAGTTCTTGCTGCGAGTCGAATCTGGTCTGCAAGGTCAGGCATGAGGTCTGGCTTGGCTTTACCAGATAAATCCCTGTCAATGTCAATGGCTCTGACCGTGCCGTTAGCATCTGCATTATGATCACTTGTAGCAGCACGTGCTTGATGACGAGCTGAGGCAAGCCAACCGTCTGAGGCGCGATCGCGGTCTGGGTAACTATCATCTATCTGCTGCCTTAACTGTTGCCCAGCTTTGCATAACTTAGGAGTCATGCCAATAAGAGTTTAGCTTCATCGGCTGTAATGCCGAGTTTGACTAGGAGTGCTGCCTTAGCAGTTGCATCAGAGGCAGCCTTAGCATCTTCTTCAGCCTTCTTCTCAGCTGCTAGTTCTGCTGCGTAGTTCATCTCTGCAACCTCAGCGTCTGTGAGTTCAATGATTGACTCAACGCCTGTCTCGCAGTTGATTTCGATTCGTGTTGGATTAGGCATTTTTTACTCCATATAGGTAGGCGGTTGAGTATTGGACGAATTTAGTTGACCCATTAGCGGTCAAGGTTACTCGGTTAATTGCAGAAGTTGTAGCCCACAAACCTGCGGTTAAAACGTCATAACCAGTTGTAGCGTTGTTTTCCACTACTTCATCAACACTAAAAGATTTATTTGTGCTTCCTGCGTAATTAGGAATATAAATTTCGCCGTTGTTAAATGTGCTGGCTGTTGTGCTTGCGCCGTTGGCAATACCGTAGTCACCTGCTGCGCTATTATCGGAAGCTGCTGATGCACCGTTTCCGTATAAACGACGTGTGGTAAACGTGCTAGATGATCCATTAAAAGATATCAAATAAGCATCTGTATTTGATGCTTGATCTCCGCGCAAGGATACTTCTAATAATAAATCTGTGTAAATGCTAGGAATACTTGTGAAGTCGATAGAAGCAGCCCCACCAGAGCCCACAGTAGAAGAAGCAATAAGTTCAAAGGTATTTGCCATTATGCCGCCGCGATTCCGTATAGGGTAAAGGTAGAGCCAGTCGCAAATTGTTGCGCTGAACCTTCAAGAGTTATGAGGATTGTGTTAATAGCAGCAGTTGAACGCCATAGAGTGACAAGAGAATCTGTGCCTTGGGCGGCGTTTGCTCCGCGACTAATGACCGTTTTATATGTCGTAGTATTGGAGTAATTTTGAAAATTCATAATAACTTGTCCCCAAGCCGTTGATGAACTAGCCGCAAAACTAACCGCGCCTCTTGTTTGTGAGGATTCTCTATAAGACCCAGCAGTTGAGCCGTTTCCTTCCAAAGAAGTGTAAGAGTAATTTGTCCCTGTATCTCCATTTAATCTAATGGTTGTCCAACGTGCTGGCGTTCCCGTTTGTATTGAATTCTGTATTAAAACTAAATCTGTGTAAGTGCTAGGGATTGAGGAGAACGTGTAAGAAGATGCCGCGCTACCTAAAGTGGTGGTTGCTATAGGCGTATAAGTTGATCCTGCTGCCATGATTACCCCTTAATTCCGTAAAGCGCGAATGATGAGTATTGAAGAATAGAAGCACCATCGCCCGAAGTAATGTCGATTCGGTTAATTGCTGCTGTGTTCTGCCATAGACCAGAGGCTAGATAGATGCGACCTGAGCCGTTGTTATCAAAGCCGCCTAAATTGCGTTCTGTTTTATATTTGCTGGTATTTGCATAATCAAGAATGTCAATCACTGCTGCGCCAAAGACTGAGGCAGTAGCAGAATCTCCTGCCATGCGCTGAATCCAGTTTTCTGTCTGGCTTGCCAATCCCAAAGCCGAGGCAGTTGAACCATCGCCGTAAAGTCCATGGTTAGCGTAGTTAGCACCGCCGTCAGAGTTATAAGCAATTCCCAGATAATCCTGCACATTTGTATAACTGCTTCGAGCAATAATGCGAAGCTGTAAATGTTTGTAAGTGCTAGGAATTGACGAGAACGTAACAGTAGAAGTACCACCTGATCCGACTACTGTCGTGGCAATAGACTCATAAGCCGTCGTAGATGCTGCTACGCCCGTGCTAAAGAGTCCTGCTGTGATTGCGCCAATCATTAAGCGATGCCACCTACGACATACCAGACATTTACAGCTGTCTGGATGCAAACCGCTGTCTTGTATTGAGCCAAGGTTGGAGAAGCTGCAACCGCACCTGCTGAAAGAACTGTAGTAGTGCCAGAAGTGGTTGCTGAGATAGTGCAGAGCCCTGCGCCCTTGTTGATGATTGTGATTGCTGTGCCTACTGGGAACGCAACCGAAGCGTTTGTAGGAATCTTGAAGGCAATGGCTGTCGCCTTGTTCATAGGCACTAGGACTTGGTACTGATCTGCTAAGACTGCTGTGTAGTCTGCCGTTGCGTCAGAATTGACGGTAAAGGTCACTAGACCATTTACGGTAGCGGCAGTAAGAATATCGCCTGTTGCTGATGGTAGTCCTGATGCCATTATATCTCCTAGTAACCCAATGTAGATGTGCCGATTATACCGTAATACGAGCTTCCAACGATGAAGCCATCGGCTATTGGCTCAAGCGTTGTAATACTGACGGTCATCTTGTTTGGCGTGATTGACCAATTAACGCCTTGAAACTGAAGGTTCTTAACAATAGTCGAGCCATCTGGCTGAATATTGGTAATGAGCAGATTGCTAAAGTAATCAAGTCCCAGCATTGTGTCGGTTGGGACTGCTGGGTCTAGTAGATCAACTGTCATCTCGTCAATGCGGATAGTTGTCTCTTGACGAGTAGCAATGTATTCCTTGGCAATCTCAGAGACGATGGTATCTGTCTCAGCTACAAGGTCTGTCTGTGTGACTGAGTGAGGGAAGTATTTATCAACTGAGGTCTGATTGGTGACAACCTGAACTGTGCCGCCTACGCGTCCTAAGTTGGCTTGGTTGATGATGAGTTTGTCATCGAAGGCGTACTTGAGGTTCTTGTAGGGAATCCCACCAGTTTGATTGAAGGCTGTTGGAGAAGTAGCAAGAGAAGCCATGACCTGCGCTCTAGACTTAAATACGGCTGTACCTGAGGTGTCCATGTAGAACGCGCCCGTTTCAGAGAACTCTGCGTTCTTAATGGCTGCAAGGCTTGTGCGGTTAGTGCCAGGATCAGCAATACAAGTATTAGCACCTGCCGCAACTGTGCGCATAGAGGTAGGAAATGACACTTGGTTAAGTATCTTGCCTATGCGTGTGCCAGTTGTCTGCCCTGCGCCTGAGTCTGTGATGGTATTGACATTAGCCATATTGAATAGGCGAAATGCATCTTGGCAGACGATATCTACATAGCCAGTATCTTGATTGACTGGATAGGTGTAGCGGTATTCGATGGCATAGCCTGAGAATAGGTACTTCTGAGTAGTAGCTGTAGTGGCTGAGACACGTACCTTGCGAAGCGGCACAAGTTTGCCGTAGTAAGGGCTGGCTGTGTTCTGAGGATTAAAGTAGCTGAGAGGGTCTAAGACTCTGACTGTGCATTGCCCTGCCTCGTACTGGTCGCGCTGGATATTGCGCCCACGGGTAATGCTGATTTCATAGACATTAGGAGTTAGATCAATTACTGGCTCTGGAGAACTAGAATCGCCTAAAGTGTTTGTGCCTAAAATTCCGTATTTAGCATCGCCAATAACGAAGCCGTTATAGCCAAAGGTTGCGCCGTTAGTAAAGTCAAAGGAAACGGCTATCTGCGCTGGGAGTGCCATTAGCCGAACATACCTGCAATTCTACCAATTTGAGATGGTGAACCTGAAAGGCTTGAGAGTTGCGCTCCTGCTAGGACTTTATCAATAAGTTCCTGTTCGCGGATCACATTGCCTTGGACTTGCACATTGATAATGGTGTCTCCGCCACCTGTCTGCATGCCATAAGAAGGGAAGTCCACATTGCTTGCTTGGTTAGCAATAGAGCCAGCATAGTCTCCATACCCTGCTACAACGCCCATAGCAGCCAGTTCAGGGGCTAACCCTGCTGGAGTATAGGTCGAGGTCATAGTAAGAGAATTCATCTTCTTCTGAAAATCTGCAATCCATTGATCTAAATAAGCAAAGGGATTCTTGGCATCTGGAATAGACAAGAAGTATTGATAGAGCTTGCCTGTTGAGTCCTGAGCCATGAGGATATCTTTAGTTAGCTTGCTAGCAAGGTCAGCATTGCCGTTAAGAATTGCCGCCTGTGCTTCAAGGCGAGTTCTGTCCTCAGCTGAGATATTGCCCTTAAGTGCAGCAATGATTTGAATCTGCTCTAGGTCAAAGACGCTTTGTGCTTTCTTGAGTGCAGCTTGCTTCTTCTGTTCATCTGTTAGAGCCTTAGTTGCTGTTACTTGCTTCTTGGTAAGTGCTGCTAATTCCTTGGCTCTCTTGGCTGCTGCCGCTTCTGCTGCGCGTTGCTGGGCTGTTCGAGCTGCTGTACCTGCTGGAGATTTAGATCGATTAGTTGAAGCAGGACTACCTGCCATAAGAGCGTTAACATCACCACCAGCTAGGAAGTTTGTGTAAGCCTTTCTAAATTTTTCAACTGCTCCAATAGCTGAACCTAAGAACACGACAAGATTGCTTGTAGCCTTGGCAATGTTGTCAATAGATTTAGCTGCATCACTGGCTTCTGTTCCACCGCCAATACGAGCAAAAGCATCGACCAACCCTTTGCCGATGGTTTCTTTAGCATTATCTGTTGCAACCGTTAAGACATCCATCTTATAAGCTGTAGTGCTGAGGTAGTCCTGTGCTGCTCCAGCTGACTTTGTGAGCATGACACCTAGAATGTCATTGAAGCTCTTTGTTTTAAGTTCAGATTGAGTAAGTCCTGTGTTGTACTTTTTAAGACCTCTTGTAATACCCACGAATCCATTGGCTAAATCTTGCGAGACTGTAGCCAAGTCAATCCCACTTGCTCGGCTTATTTGAATTGCATTGCTCAAGAGTTCCTGAGATTTAGTTAATGATCCTGTTGTGTTGAGCAGAGCTTGAAATGCAGGACGAAGCACATCATCTGCAATGCCAGCCGATTTCTCTAAATTTGCAATAAAATCTGTTACTCGAGTTTGTGAAAACGAAAGACCAAGATTATCTACGGCTACGGCAAGGCGGCGCGCTGATGTTTCGTCAGCTGCAAAAGCCTTGACTGCTGTCTTTCCAAATGCTGTAAGAGCTGAGAGTCCTAGACCTACGCCTAGACCAGCTGCCATTTTTTTAACATTGCGTTCAAGTCCTGTAACGGACTTGTTAGCCTTATCGAACGCTTTTTTGCCTACGAACTCGGCAGCAATGTTAATGGCGACATTACTCATGCGGCTCTCCTTAAATCAACTATCTGTGAACGCTCGTTAAATTTCTTACTTGTATTCTCGATAGACCTAATAACTGCAAGATTTGCTTTACCCTGAGTTTTTGCCCAAGCTCGGAAGATAAGGCGTCCCATCATGCGATGGTCGTTACCTTTCATTGATCCGTAAAGGTTTCCAAGGTTTGAGATAAATTGATTACCAGCATAAGGATTGTTTGACCTAGAAACTCCCTTAGTAGCTCCACCACCTTTAGGACCCACCCATTCTTGACCTTGACCGTTTTTGCGTCCAGCAGTCTCATAGATTGCACCAATCATGGACTTATTTTGAATTCTAATTGTGTTGCGAAATCCAGCTCTATTTGTTTGGCTAGGACTTGTCTTATAGACAATGCCAGACTTAATGACTGAAGCATTGTAAGTAGGGAATTTGCCATTGTAAAATGAACGAGGAGCCCAACCTGACATTGGAGACTCAGCTGGAACGAATCCCCTAGCATCTTTAACAATTGGTTTAAGAACTGTTCCTAGTTCTTTAGTCAATTCTTTTGCAAGATCAGGTGCATATTGATTTAGGGCTTTGCGCAGATTAAGAGCGCCTACGACTTCTGTTGCCATCGTTGCGCTCCTTTACTATGTCCTTTAGAACATCTACATGTGCCTTGAAAGCCATTGGCGATAGTTCGACAATGGTATTGAAAGGAACTCCATACTCGTAACTCAAGCGAGCTGCGGTATAGGTGAGGGAGTTCCTATCTACCCTAAAGGGTCAGACTCTAAGACCTCAACTGACTTGAGGGTCTCAAGGAACTGTTCCCCGAAAGGTTTGACTGTTTCACCTGAACGTCTAATTGCTTCCCAGCAGAGCCAGTACACGTCTGACTGCTTCTGGTCTTCTATAAGAGCTTTGTGAAAGCCCTTCTTGGCGTATTGCTCGAAGGCATACTCAATCAGTGGAGTAATTTCGTACTCTGTTACTGAATTGTCAGCCCTTGTTACCTTTAGCTTTGCCATTTTTAGCCCCTTAGTTAGTTATCAGGAAGTTGTGATTGCTACTGTACCAGAGACGTTCCAAGTTACAGACTGAGTTGATAGATCGCCAACTGCACCGTTGATGTCGGTTGTGTTGTTGATAAGGCAAGTCATTGTGTAAAGAGGGTTTGTCGCTGAGGTTGCAGCAGAAGTCTGCTTGAGTGTAACTGTAGCGTTGTTGCCCCATTGTGCCTGAAGTGTCTGGAGAACGTTCGATGTAGCTGTATCGTTGAGGAAATCAATAGTGACTGAAGAAGCCTCTAGACCCTTAACGAACTTGTGACCTGAATCACCCATTGCTGTTACTTCGAGTTCATCGAATGAGCGGTTGAGTGTTACAGATGTGACGTGGTTTGAGAGATCAACTGCATTGACAGTTAAAACTACTCCATTGCTCATGAATACTGCCATTTAGGTTATTCCTCTTCTTTCTTAGATGTTGGTTTTGGTGCTTGTGTTGCCTGTGGAAGCTGACCAATCTTGATTAGAAAGTCGGCTTGCTCCTTTGTCCAATCGTCCATCGATTAGCTCCATTCCGTTAGGGTACTGATTGCAATGTCGCAAGTCAGTAAATCTCCAGAAGCGATTGACAGTACGCTAGGCGCGCTTACGCTTCCCACGTTAAATACAATGCTGGAAGCTTCTAAGAGCGCAAAGACACGAATTATGTCGGTCTCTATGCCAGCAAGGTTGCCCTCATTGTCAAGCAATGGGACAAGGATAGAAATCTTAAAGTTAGCCAGAGGTGCTATGGCTGTGTAGTCATTGTTGCTAGGCACAATGTATGGATCAGCAGGAGTCACAATGACTGAGTTCGCTACAGGCGTGGCAGGAGGAAACGAATAAACTGAATACTTTGTGTTATCGGCTAGAGCCGTTGCAATCGATGTGCGGAGTGTGGTTATCGCTGGCATCAGCCCACCATGGAGTTAGGTGCTAGGTAAGGCGCAATCAGTCCTCGAACGCGAGCCACAAGCTGAGAGGACATGGAGTACATGTTGCCGATTGAACCATCTGGCATCATGCCGTTGCCTGAGTTAGTTTGGCGAGCAGTCCAGATAGATACGCAGATCATGAGGCTTGCTTCTCTAACTGCTGGGATTGTGGCGTAAGTATTTTGTGTTACGCCTGAGACAATGCCAAAAGGTACGCAAGGGTGGTATTCACTAGCTGTAGGAGTGCCAGTCACCGCAAAGGTAATGCTGTTCTCGCCTACGCCAGTCAGAGTCT